AATATCTCCGCGGTTTCAAGTGGTGGCATAAAAGAAAAGCCCATATCGAGAGATATGGGCTTTTTGAATTTGGTGGAGCTGGCGGGATTTGAACCCGCGAGATAAATTCTCTAAACTACTGTTTTTGTTGGTAATTTAATTTAGCTAATCACGTTGCGTGTCATTTGCGTGTCTTTTTGGTTCGTTTTCTCGTATTCTTCGATAAATTTGCCGTAATGCCTAAATAACATTTCGGGCGATGCATGCCCCATCCAATTTGCCAACTGCCACAAGTTAACACCTTGACTTATATGTCGTGTCGCAAACGTGTGTCTCATTTGGTACGGGTATCGATAGCGTACCCCCGCAGATTTTAAGATCCGTGACCATTTGTGTTTTCTGAATGAGTCAGGATTGATCCGATTCATTTCCCCGTTAGGGAGTTGAACCGGCATCCCCACTTTTTGAGGGAATACAAAATCGCCTGCCATAAACGATAACGGCTTTTGTTCGCGCAATGCCTCAAGCGCTTCTTCGTTTAGCGGAATAGCTCTTTTACCCGCGTTGGTTTTCGTTCCCTTCATTTGATGGTGAACAATCGCCACTTTTACTACCACCACGTTGTTCACAAAGTCTATATCACTCCACCGCAGCGCTGACCATTCACTAGGCCGCATCCCTGTATTAAACACAAATCGCAATACATTTAATTCATCGGCTCTGGCATGCTTGAATATCGACGCCACTTCACTTGGCGTGAAAGGGTCGATATCATTGTGATCGCCATCTAGGTTTACTTTATTATCTTTCTCGACATAGTTAGATAGCTTAATAGTGTCAATTGGGTTGATCTCCACCAATCCGTCAGTGAGAGCTTCAGCAAGCGAGCTTCTCAAATAGCTAAACTTATTCCGTAGCGTCTTGGGCGAGTTGCCCGACTTCCTTACAAAGTCTTTTAACAGGGCAGGGGTGAGTTCGGTTACTGGCACATCATGCAATTCAGATAATGACTTTTTCAGCTTGCGATAACCTTCAAGGGTAGACGGTGAAAGGCCGCGCAATTTGGCGGCATCTTGATATTCGTCCAGGTAATCAAGAACGGTTTTAGTTCTGTCTACTTGCCGCCCAAATATGCGCAGTTTGGCAGAGTTGGGAAAGTAATCTGCGTATTGAAAGGTTTTGCGTTCAATGGCGTTTTGTATTTCACCTAAAAGGTTATCAGCATATTTGATATTTCTTGTGGTGGGCTCAATCTTCAGCACTTCACGGCAGCGAACACCTTTATAGGTGAACGCTACCTGTAATGATTCGCTGGCACGATTCTTTTTTATGCTTACGCCGCGCGGCAATTTCCGCCGTTTCTCGCCCATTCTTCTACCGCCTTAATGTCGATCCATCGTTCACGAACTTTGTTGATTTTGTAGTAGTGTACACCTTCAATCCAAATGCCGCGCTCAATTCTCGCTTCAACTGCGGCTTTGGTTTCATGGCTGATTGCACAATATGCTTTTAAAGGTACGATATTCACGCCGCTTCCCCCTCACTTAATTGCTTTAAAAAGCAATTGTCAAACCACTCTCGCTTTTGCCTCTCATGTGGCATTATTAACTTGTCAGCAATTTTCGTTATTAAGTCGCTAACAATGCGCTCGACTTCTTCCTTTTCATATCCAGCAACAAGGCCTGAGCAGTCGTTATGCTGGTACTGTCTAAGCGCAGGTAGTAAAAGTTTTTTAACCTCACTCACGCTGCTTCCCCCTTCAATACACTTTCAAGATAAACGATGCGTTCTATGTCAGAGCGTGAACGGGTTGCATTTTGATCGTAAGAATAATCAACCCATTCATTATTTAAGAAGCCGTAGACCTCAACTTCAGTTTTCTTGAAGTAAAAGCCTTCATCGTCAACATGCGTCCAACCTTCAGGTCCATTCGCTAATATTTCTTGGTTATTCATTATGCTGCTTTCTCCAACTGGTTATTTTCCCATTGCGATAGGTACTCAAACGCACCTAGCTTGGTGTAAATCTTATCTAGTGTTTCAATTTCTAAATCTACTTTGTCACCGATGGCGGGAACGGCCACCCATGCCAGGGTGATAACGTGTAGGTTATTCTGTTTTGCTAAAAACGCTTTGTGGTGCGTGTTTAGAAAGTCGTTTAGCCTTGGGTCAGACTGGCGATACGCTGACTCACAATGAACCGTTTCGCTAACGATGTACTCTTTGCCTTGTTGGTCACGGCATACTACTGAACACTCGAAATACCATTTCCACGGTAACCCGGCGATAAGTTCAGCGACTTGCTGAGAAACCTTAACTTCATTACACGATTTGTAATTCATTACCGTGCAATACTTTGCTTCGCCTAATACCATGGCAATACAAAGGTTTTTAAGCGCAGTTCTGGCAATCATTTGCTTGCGCTTGATTGGTGTGTTTGCTTTGCGCTTACTCACTTTCTTGCTCCCTATTGAAGTGACCGTTAATCAAATCAATGCAGAAATAATTAATAAGGCCCATAGCGAAACCGAACCAAGCTGTCACTGGGTGACTATCGAATACAGTTTCAATAGCGATACCTCCGATTATGTAAATAACCATGAGCATGAGAATAACGGTTGAGATAACTAGTAGCTTTTTCATTACTTTTTATCCTCTGCTTAGTTTTTCACATCTAGCATTCCAAACACCGACGCTTATAACTTCCAAAGCATCTTCTTCTTGATACGGGTATGGGTCATAGCAACCCGTTGACAAAGCATCTAAGGTCTGAGGGTCAACGGGAAAGCACATTTTGTCAGGGCACACGACCTTTATTTTTCCTGAATAATATCCGCTCATTCGCCTTGCTCCTTGCGTAGTTGTTCATTCTTATGAACCCATTTAGAAAAAAGCCTAAAAACATGGTTCGCACCAATAGACCACTCAGTTGAATCATTACCATCATATTGATTGGCAACTTCATGCAGCATTCTTTTGTTAGAATCTTCAAGCTCCTTCACGCGCTCATTAGCCTTTGCTAGTTGTGCCTGAAAATGTGCAATAACTTCCTTTGCTGCGCTGGCTGCAATAAGCTCACCATGCTTAGGGTCAAAGCCTAAAACGCTTGCTTTAATTTCGTAATCACTCACGCCACTCTCCCTATTTGCGCTTGGCTTTCAATTGTTTCTATTAGTGCCTTTGCACGTTCACTAGAAAGCCCTGTTGCTTTGCGAACCATGCCACATGTTGCACCTTCTTCAATTAACTTCTGAACACGCGCTACTAACGTTGCATGAATGCCTATTGGCTTGTTGTTTATTATAATTGTGGTCATGGATTTTCCTTTAGCCCCCGAAGGGGCTACTTAGCAAAGTGTTAAATGGTGCCTATGTAAATCGGCGCATCGCAGTCGGCTAACTTCTTCTCAAGAATGCTTTTGAACTCAATTGCCAATTCTTCTTTAAGCGCCTCGTTCCCTACAATTCGGAATGTAATGTAAGGCGCGTCACCACTTGGAATAACTCCCATGCGAAGCGTAATCTCTCGCAAGCCCAATCCGTGGTAAGGTGCCACTTTGAATTTAATGAAAGAGGGTAGGCGGTCTTTGTTCTTTGCTTCAAGTCGCTCTTGTGCACTGGCGCTGTAGCCAAAGTCATCAACCTTTGAATTAACTTCGCGAGCTTGTTCAATAGATAGATTTCTCATTGAAGAAGCTGCTTGGCCAACTGTCATAGTACCTTCGTCACTGGTAAGGATTTCTGAAACTTCGTGCTTCCAGTCTTCTATAAATTCAGCTGCATCTTTCTGATTAAGTTTCTTATCAGTCATCGAAAGAATGGCTGAGTAAACCGCTGTGCGCTTTAAATAAAGGTGAGCGCCATGATTTTTATGTAAAGGCGCATCAACCGTGCCTAAGTCGATTGCGCATACTGATGACAACTGTTCGTCATCAATAAAAATACCGCTTTCTTTTGTTGCGTGCGTGCTTGCATAGCGAACAAATTCATCAATCACCTTCGTTTCAAAACGTAGTTTGAAGTGGCGAGCGTTTGGCATGAAGCGTTCTAGGTCAATGGCTTCCATGCTGCTTGGCGCAATGACAAGACCAGGTATTCTTTGTTTTTCCAATTGGTCGCGTGCGATAGAAAGCGCATTGCCTTCCTGTATTTTTTCAATTGCTGATTTATCCATGCTCATTGTTTTGCCTTAGTTGCTGCTGTGAATTAAAGTGAACTGCCCGTTTAGTTCTTCTTTGGGCTGCTCGATGGTGATAACGCCGCCTTTACCTACCCACATTGGCGTATCGCTTTTTACTTCTTCAGTGATAGTGCCGCGCTTGGTTGGCTTGGTGTTTTTAAGGTTTGCGCAAATCATTACTTGGCCTGACTCGTTTACACGCGTAATGTCAAAGCTAACATTCACTTTGCCTTTGCGGTTGTGCATTACGGCACCAAGAGCCGCTTCGGTAAGCATGATTGCTAAACGCTCTTTGAAAATACCCGCTTCCAACTCGCCTACGAAGTCATCAACGTTTGTTTGTTTTGGTTCACTCATAAGTTTTATTACCTTTTAGTAAGAAAAGTTACAGAGGTGGCCTAAGCCGCCTCTAACTCATAATCAACTGGGAACGGCGTGCGCGAAATTATGTCTTTTATAAACTTGCGCACCGTTAGCATTTTTATTTCACCTGGGTTAGCTGTGTCTCCTTCAGGGTCAACGGTGCTTCTCTTGAAAATCACGCGATCCATGTAGCGACCCGGCATTTCAGCGATAGAGAGAATTTCATAAATCACCTTTCCTTCACCATGTGCCGTAAAGAAGCGCTCTGATTCCCCCTCGCTGTACTGCTCTACATGAACCTCGCAACCACCAACCCAATAGAGAGTTCCCATAAATCGCTCAGCGTGAAACGGAAAAGCCATTTCATACTTATCACCGGCTTTAAGGTCGGCGGCGTTCATCACGCCACCTTCTTGCTGTGCTGTTTGATGTATTCATCCGCTCTTTTTTGAAGCTCTTGCGCGAATGATGAAAGCTCTACACTTGTAATAGATGAAACGAAATTAATGATTCCGTTTATCTCAAGCATTGAGAGTGATGCTCTAGCTGCTCTTTCTTCTTGTCGAACCACACTAGGCGCTGGCTTCGCTTGCGGTTCTGGTTGAACTTCTTCTTTTGGCTCATGGGTGGGGGCTTCCTGTGCTAACTGGTTTGTTGCTGCCACGTACTGCTTGTTGCTTTCTGACTCAGCATCAAAACGGGCTTTCTCTTCCGCATCACGCTTGGCTTGCTCTTCTGCTCGCGCTTTCGCTTCAGCTTCACGTTGTAGTTTCGCTTGCTCTTCTTGGCGAATGCGTTCACGTTCTGCATCTTCTTTGGCTTTTTGTTCAGCCTGGTAAGTTGCAATGCGAGCTGTCACTAAGGTCTTGAAGTCTTCAGTTGCTTTGAAAGCAATTTGGGCCCAGTCGTTAAAGAGGAAGTCGAACTCGCGGTTATCGGCAATAACAAGCATGTTGGCCTGTGCCACTTCAACAAACTCATTGATTTGGATTTTCGCTTTCGCTACTTCGGTATCAGCTGCGTCTTGAAGTGATTCAATGGTGCGCTTGCCTTTCATGGCATTCCAAGCGTCAAAATATATTTCAGGAAGCTTGGCGTTTACCTTTTGCGCTGCTGATAACTGAGCTTTTGTTACTTCTTGCTCTGCATTTTTGTAAATCTCATTGCGCAATTCTTCTTTACGCGCTTTGATTTGCTTGCCTTCAGCTAGTCGCGCCTGGCGAATCTGTTCAGAGATAAAGCGCATGTCTTTTACAAAGGTGTCGATTGAATCAATCTCACCCATAACGCGATCACATGCGTCTTTAATGTCTTTCTCTGCTTTGGTGAAAACCTTTTGACGCGCTTCGGCATCGGCAAAGTCTTGGTCTGATTCAAGTGGTTTTTCAGATAACTTCACAAGATCAGTGGCAGCTTGCTTGTAGGCTTCTAGGTTTGACTCTAGTGCTAAGCCATTCATTTTGTAGTTGATGGCTGGTAGCTCGCGTGCTGGCTCTGCTTCTACCTTTTCTATTTTTTTAGTAGGAACGTAGGCCTCTAAATCGGCTTTAAATTGTTTCCAGCCGTTGATAACTTGCGCACGGCGCTCTGGTTGTGACGCATACCACACCTGTTCGCGCTTTTCTTCGGTGCCATCTGATACTGTGAATAGAATTTTTTCCGCGCTACTAACTAACATCTGATGCTCAAGTTGCGGCCAGTGTGTATCTGGTACAATGTCGTTTTTAACCATTTCGGCAAATTCAGCATTGAAAATTTTATGCTCCCAGCCGCGATCACCTAGCATGGTTAGGCCATCCATTGAGGCTAGTAACTTCAAGCCTTCAATTTCATTGGTAATAGTGGCAGGGTAAAGCTCTTCACCTATAAACGCTTCGGCAATCGGGCGTGCCAATTCTTCAGCGGCATGGCCCTTATCAAAAATACGCTGCTGTTGCTCAGTCACTTCCGGCGTTACGCCTGTTGCTTTCTGTTCAAGTAACTCGCTTCGAGAAGTGTATTTGCTTAAACCGAGCATTGCTGGCGCTTCGCTTGCTGTGAAGTGCTGCTTACGCACCTCTTTCCACTCTTTCGAGCCTTGTACTAAGTCAGTTAAGAAATTCATAATTATGCTTCCTCTGCTACGTCTACGATGGTTTCAATTTGCTCACGGATTTGTTGAGGCAGTTCATACTTGCTCGATACCATGGCGATAATTTTTTCAGGGGTGTTTTTCCCCGCACTTATTGCGTTGGCCCACTTATTAGCTTCGCTATTAAACATTTCCTGCGTGTAAACAGGTCTTTCTTTTATCGCTGGCGCTTCATTGATAGACTTTTCTTCACGAGTGCTTGAAAAGGTGTAACCCTCATGGTCATGCTTTAGCATTTCCATAATTTCGCTACTGTTAGGTAGGCGGCGCGATAGGCGATGCAATACAGATTTACATGCCATGCGCTCATACCAGTCTTTCCACGGCCCTTTGTCGGGGTTCTTTGAAGACATGCGAACCTTTTCAACTTCGTCTTTCGACATAGGTTCAACAATTAATTCGCCCGATTTGGTTTTAGCCATTGCGAAAACAAGTTTAAAGTCGCCGCGCTCACCATGAAGGTTCGGTCTGAATTGAACGTGTTCACCGTCTTCATCAATCCAGTAATCAAATTGGTCATTCTCGTACACTGCGCGTGCCGTAATTGTGGATATTTCACCAGACTGGCGAGCGCGTTTTAGAACGCCATCGACCATAGGCATGTACTGGGCTTTCTTTACCCAGTTGTTTCCGCTCTTGGTGTTGAATATAACCATTGCCGCTTCGCGGTTATCAGGCACAAGACCGTCTTGCGCACAGCGGCTTAATGAAGTCATTAGGCTCTGAGGCTGGCAGTCTAATAGTTCCGGGTTGTTTTCAACCGCTATCATTGCGGCACGTTGAAAGCGCTCTAGCGGCAAATGTGCTGGTAAGCTGGCCTTTAAACGCGCTCCTTCTCTTTGCAGATCGCGGCGAAACATTTCAATTGGCGCTAGTTGTTGGTTATCCATTTACCTGCTCCTTTTTTGCAGAAGTTACGATCCAGCCTGAAGGCACTGAAACGACATTGAATTGAACGAAATTTAAAGAGTTAGCTACTCGGCACCACTTGTTTGCAGTGCTAAAAGATTTATGAACAAAGAACCTTGAAATCACGCTGCGTCCTCCATAGGGTTGCCATCCTTGGCAGACGATGGAACTGTTTTAGCTGCTGGAAAAGGGTTGATTACATCAATAGGCACATCGACGTTGTTAGCCATTTCAAAAAACGTGTCTACGGCTTCAGAGTCGATGTTTAGTGTTGTGCCTGGTGCTTCATCACGGTAAAGCGTTACATCGGTGTCACGTGAATTGGTGATAGTTTCTAGGCGAGTAAAATACTCACTGCCATTTACGCCACTATCACGCCATTGAAGACAAAATAAGTCTTTAGTGTTTGTGGTTCGGATTTCCATCGTTTATCATCCTCGTTGCTTATGGCTACTTTGTCCGTCCAAAACGCAGTAGCCGTGGTGTGTGCCCCTTCGGGGGCGCGGTTTATGCTGCGTTTGCCAAGTTAGCCGTAAGCTTATCAATGCACTCTTGAGCGTCAGCGATGTACTCACTGGCCGCATTGCCTGAATACTTCCTGTTAACCGCTTCACAGAATTTCGTGAACGTGTCAAAGAAGCATCCTGCTGCCACGTAGAACCCACCTTTGTTTAGCAGTACAAAAATAGTCCGAGAGTAGGTGCCGCAGTTGGATTTACTTTCTACCTCCTTGAAATTCTCAGGCGCTAGATAAAGCGACCCGCACGAAAATGACTCTGGTAGTTCAGTGATTTGAGTGCCGCGAAGGTCAAGATAGCCACCTACATTCAAGCCCTCTGGTAGTTCAGTGATTTGAGTGCCGCGAAGGTCAAGATAGCCACCTACATTCAAGCCCTCTGGTAGTTCAGTGATTT